CTACGCAAAGAAAATTGATGCGATAGATGGCAAAGGCAAATAATATCAGCACCTTCAGAGCAAAGCCAAAGAATAAGCTCCGCAGACATACCAAGCACATCAATAAACACAAATCGTGCAAACCAAAAAGAGGACAAGGATAAAAGGTTATTTTGAACCTACACCCAAACGATTCAGAGTGCTTGGTGATTCCATTGCCGGTGCATCATTGTTTGTTGCCAGTTTGAACCTTGACCACCCCAAGTTGATGTTGATCATCGGCATCGCTGGTGGAATTGGAAAGTTCGTCACAAACTTCTTCACCGATGAAGATTAAACAAATTGCATTCAACGGATATTATAAAGAGGAATGTCCGAAGTCACAAATCTACTTGCATCACACCGCTGGTAGTGGTGACGGAGTTGCAACCTTTCAGTATTGGGCATCCGATCCGGTCAATGTAGCAACTTGCGTGAGCATCAGCAACGATGGAACAATAGTGCAAGGGTTCTCGTCTAAACATTGGGCGTATCACTTAGGTTTGAAATCTGCTCACTTCAAAGGAGTGCCATTCCAAAAACTTGACAAGACATCCATCGGCATTGAAATTTGCAATTATGGTTATTTGGTAGAAAAGAACGGCAAGTTTATCAACTATGTCGGAGGTCAAGTCAAAGATGTTTGCAAACTTGATCAGCCATACAAGGGATTCACCTATTTCGAGAACTACACAAAAGAACAAATCGCATCAGTCAAAGAATTGTTATTGTTGTGGCGTGACAAATACGGCATTGACCTAACTTATCACGAGGATATTTGGTCGGTCACGAAAAGAGCATTGTCAGGCAAGAACGGAGTGTTCACTCACAACTCAGTTCGTGCAGACAAAATTGATGTTTATCCCCACCCCGATTTGATTAGTATGTTGCAATCACTTTAAGTTGCTATTTACTTTCAATGATCTTCCAAAGAATCAACTTTCACGACAATGTCCTTCCCGTTTTCAAGGAAAACAAGGCGAAAGGATATGTGACTTTTGGTGCTGACAACTTGTATCCCGATTTTTTAATTGAGTTATTCAACAAGTCACCCAAGCACAATGCCATCGTTTCATCCAAAGCATCGTATGTTGCTGGAGTTGGGACAAAGGTAATCGGACAAAACACCGTTGACATCGCAAAAGCCGAAGCAAGGATTCAAGCGATCAATGCTTACGAAACACTTGCACAAGTTAAAAACAAGATTGCTTATGACCTTGAGTTGTTCAATGGTTATTGCTTGGAGATAATTTGGAACAAAGCGAAGACGGCAATTGCTGAAATATACCACATCCCTTTCAAGAATATCCGCAAAGGACTTGAAGGTGAGTATGTGTATTGTGAGGATTGGACTGACCGCAAAGCGGAGCAAGTTCACTATCAGCCATTCAACGCAACCACACGGGAATCCAAGTCACTTTATTATTGCCAATTCTACCGACCCGGTCAAGGTGAATATCCTTTGCCTGATTATGTTGGTGCGTTAAAATATATTGAGGTTGACACCGAGATTTCAAATTACTATTTGAACTCAATCAAAAACGGATTCACCGCACAAACTCACATCCAGTTATTCAAGGGAATTCCAACACCTGAAGAAGCTCGTTCAACTGCAAGACGATTCAAAGAGAATTATCAAGGCACGGACAATGCCGGTGGACTGATCATCCAATACAACGATCCACAAGAGAAAGAATCAGTGATCAGCAACTTGCAACCGTCTGACTTTGACAAGCAATTTGATTTGCTAAATAAGACCGTACAACAAGAGATATTTGTTGCACACAAGGTAAACTCACCGATGCTCTTTGGAGTGCGTGTAGAGGGTCAATTGGGTGGTCGTAGCGAGATGATTGAAGCTTATGAGATGTTCCAACAGTCATACATTGAACCAAGACAACAAAAGATTGATGATACTTTGACTTATTTGTTTGAGTTCATCTCTCCAGTTCGCTTAGAAACAATTAACAAACCACCAATCGGATTAGATTATCAAGCGTTATTTACTGCCGGTTTGATTTCAAACGAAGAAGCTCGTGCAGAATTAGGACTTCCAGCACTTTCAAATGTCAAAGTTCAGTCATCATTGAACGATGCCATCAACGCATTGTCACCATTGGTTGCAAACAATGTCTTGTCAAATATGACCATCAACGAGAAGCGACAATTGGCTGGACTTGATCCGATAGTTGGCGGTGATTTGTTGGAATCTTCATCAGCACCCGTTGCCTTGTCCAAACAAAATCCTTTTGGATGGGATGACGAGCGTGACTTGGCGGTGTTTATGAAGTACGGTGAACCAGCGGAAAACTTTGAAGCGATGAAGTTTGACTTTGCATCTGCGATTGAATCAGCCATCTTAAATGTGCTAAAGGAAAACAAAGGTTTGCAAGTTGGCGATATTGTCAACATCACCAAACTTGATCCACAAGTCGTGGTTGATACCATTGCAAAATTGAACGAAGCCAAGTTGATCAAGGGATACAATCAAGGTCTTGAGGTTACAACAAAAGGATTGGAAGAAATCAGTCAGTTGCAAACCGAAATTGTTGTCCGTTACAAATACTCGGTTGCACCAGGAATATCAGGTGGAATGATTATACCCGGTTCTCGTGAGTTCTGCCGTCAAATAGATAGGAGCAATCGTGTTTATTCTCGTGCGGATATTGATGCGATGTCAGCACAAACGGGAATTGATGTTTGGAGCAGACGAGGTGGTTGGTATCACGATCCCGTGAGAGATGTCAATGTTCCACAATGCAGACACATTTGGCAACAACAATTATTGAGGAGAATCAAATAATGACAAACTTTGTATATTTCATATCAACAACCTATTTGAAGGACAACACACCTTTGAATGAGAATGTTGACGATAAGTTGCTGAAGTCAGCAATCAAAGAAGCTCAGGAAATCTACATCCGTGATGTGATTGGTTCGGGTATTTACAACCAGTTGCAGACACAAGCGTTTGCATCTACATTGACCAACTTGAACACAACCCTTTTGGATTCATACATTGCACCTTGTTTGAAGTATTATACTTTGACCGAAGCGAAGTTGCCAATGACATTCAAGTTGATGAACAAGTCGGTTGCAAGTCGTGAATCTGACAATGCTCGTGCAGTATCCGTTGAGGAGATGACATTGATTGAAGGCAGATATCGTGACAAAGCGGAATACTATGCAAATAGGTTGCGTGATTATCTCCGTACCAATACAAATGATTATCCGTTATTCTTGAATCCCGGCAACACCATTGACACCATCAGACCGAAATCAACTGCATTCAGCGGAGGAATTTATTTACCACTAAGATATGACGATTGTTTCTTCAACTATGACTTCCCCACCGACGAGAACAAATAAGTGGCAGAAAAACAACGAAGCCAAACTTCTCAAATTCCTAAAAAATGACATTAAACCAAATCATAGCAAAGATTCAGACCGCAGCCGAAAGCCATAAGATGGTCGGCAAGTTTGGGGTTGGTCAGCAATCTAATTTGACGGTGGAGAATATCGAGTTCTATCCATTGGTTTGGTTGTATCCAGATGGCTTCAATTTGCAGTCAACTGGAAAGTTGATGACATACAACTTTGCATTGATTGTGATGGATCGTGTGTTTGAATCTGAGAGCAACACGATTGAAGTGTTGTCGGATACGGCACAAATTATGTCTGACATTTTTGCGTTGGTAGAAACCAACACGGAATCCGATGGTGACTTTGAGTTGAGCATCAACGGAAATGCGACTCCATTCTATGATTCAAAAACTGATATATTGGCTGGATATGCAATCAACTTCCAAGTTCTCACTCCTTATCTCAGCAATAGTTGCGTTGTACCTATTTAGTGTTGTGTGGGCGATGTTCAATTTTGAAGAACATCCAAAGCCAAAAACACTATTGAAGGTAGAAATGCACGAAAGAATCGTTGAGAGAGAGAAAATCAAACGAAGCGTTCTAATCAAGTATCTTAATCACTTGGACACAATCTACCTTGATACCTTCCAAAGTTCGTCAGAAGGTCTGAAACAAGCAATTGAGATACATCGTACACTTGACACAACTCTATGAAGAAAAACAATGTTCTCAAAATTGACAAGGCGTTTGAAGAAACCAAAGTTTTATTGATTAGTGATTTGCATTGGGACAATC